GTTTAGTATTTTCATTATGCTAATTTGTGTTAGTTTATGTTATTATATGTTATACTAGTCCCAGGGTACGTTAGTGTCTTTTATTACTTCAAAAGTTTTACTGGCTTTGCCTATTGGTTTATATACACCGCCGTTATGGAAGTCTGGCGCTAGGTCAAACTGTCCCAGCTGTCCGTTTTCTTTACGTTTTATTTTTTCTACGTAGATAGTTACTAGGTCGCTTTTGTATTCTGTCTTTTGACCTACAGACCTAAAGCACACTAGACCGTTATACGCCTTATTATAGAAGTCTGCACTGCCGCTAATATCGTACAGGTTAGGCTTTTTAAATACGCCGTTATCGCTTTCTATTTTTCTGGGGTGTGCTACTAGGAATAGGTGGGTGTTTGTCTGCTGGCAAAACTGCGTTATTTCACTTAGTAGCTTACCTATGTACGTAAAGTCGCGCTGGGCGCTGTGGTCCAGCATATTCCAGGGATCAATTACTAGCACGTTTACGCCCTTTTGAAACACCAGCTGCCTAAACGCGTCTAGTATACCCTTTAGCGTTAGGTTTTCTAGGTCTATTTTTATCCAGTAGAAGTATTCTTCTATAAAGTCTTTTGTATTGTTTAGGTCTTCTGTATTACAGCTTTTACCGTTTAGTTTGTCAGCTATACGCTTTATATGACCTTCGTATGGATAGCTTTCTGGGCTAAACATAGCGCATCTAAAGTTGTATTTAGTAGCTATATTTACTAAAACCTGGTCTATAAAGTCAGACTTACCGCTATTAGGTATACCAGTTACTACAGTCCATTCGCCAAAAGCCATATTAAAATAGTTGTCGCTTTCGCCTAGGTTTATACTATAGTTTTTTATACCGTTTTCGTTATAGTTTAGTACGTTATTCCATATATTATTTAAGTTTAGTACGCCTTCTAGTGGGAAGTTCTTAGCGTCGCTTATAATTTGCCGTAAGGTTTCGCCACCTTTTTGTATTAAAACTTCGTTAGCGTCTTTGTAGTCGCCAAACTCGACGTATTTACAGCGGTAAGCGCCTAACCTTCTAGCTAGTTCGTTACGTAGCTGTAGCCCTGGCTGGTCGTTATCGGTGCATAGTATTATTTCGTCTTTGTCTTCAAAGTACTTATAGCAGTTGTCTAAGTAGTCTAGCTTTTGCGTTCCTTTACTGGCGCCGTTAGGTACACTACAAACGCTGTATAAACCAGCTTCGTGTAAACTTAGCGCGTCCATCTCGCCTTCTACTATATAGCAGCGCTTTCTGTCTTTAAGGTTGTCTACACCATAAAATATAAGTTCAGCGCCACTAACCATTTTAAAGTTTTTTTCAGCGTCCCTATATTTAACGTTAATTAGTTCGCCTTCCCTAAAATAATTAAAGTTGATCGTACGCCGTTTTTTCTGTACTTGTGGTATGTACTCTAAACTTTCGCCTATTTTCCAGTGTACTAGCGTTGGTTCTGTTATGGACCTACCAGCGAACCAGTCTATAATACGGTTGTTTAGTTCAGCGTTTACCTTTGGCGGCTTTGTATATTCCTTTTTAGGCGTAAATTTTACGTTACCAGCATAGCCGCAGTTATGGCAGTTATATACGCCTTCGTCTATATTTACGCTTAGGCATTTGTCGCTTTTGTTTTTTCTGGTGTGGCTACATTTTGGGCATATTGTTTTGGTTTCGCCGCTGTTAGCCGTTAGGTGTATACCTAGGTCCTGTAGTTTCTGTTTGTATTCCATTTGTTTCTATTGTTTCGTTTGCTAACCTACAAAATAATCTAGTGCAAAAATTAGCATTTGTACTGTAATTATATAAATAGCAGCAAAATAAGCAGCTGCTTTTAGTAAAAATTTATGGTTTCTGTTCAGTTTCATATTGTATAATTAAAATAAAGTTTGTTGCGCCTGGTGTTGCTTTAAACGCTTTATAGCGGCTTCGTAGTAGTCTTTGTCTAGTTCACAGGCTGTTAAATCATATCCTAAGTTATGGCAAGCTATTGCTATTGAGCCACTACCTAAGTGGGTGTCTAGTATTTTGTCGCCTTCTTTTGCGTAATTCATTAGTAACCATTCGTAAAGTTTAACAGGCTTTTGTGTTGGGTGTATTCTTATTTCTTTGTTTTTCATATCGTGCTGTAACATTCCGTGCCATTTTAAAGATATTTTTCTTACAGCTGTTTTAAAACTACAATAAGCCAACTCGCAATCTGCAAAGTCATTTTTACCGTTCTGCTTGTCCCACACTACCCAACAGCTACTATTTGCGTTTGGTATGTTTTCAACAAAATGATTAGCACCCCAAATTATTACATTTTTACTAACTCTTTTTAGTTCTGTAAAATATTCTTCGTTTGGTGCGTTATCGTCCCATTTTTTATTTCCGTAATCTTTTGATTTGCCAAGTTTAGAACGGCTTTTATTGTCATTTGAACTTTCGCCAATCCCATACGGTGGGTCCACTATTGCTAGTTCAAAGTAGTTATCTGGGTATCGTGCCATTAGTTCCATATTGTCTTCGTTTGTTATTTCAATCATTTGTTAAAATTTATTTTATTGTTAGTTAAAATTTATATAAATAACGCTTTATGGCGCTGCTTTTTTCTAGCATCATTACTTCTTTTTCTACTTTATTGTTATCACGAAAAATAGACTGCCTAGGGCTGTTTATAGTCTGGCTTGTGTATTCTATACTATTTAAATCAAATACCCAGCAGCCTTTAAAATCTATTACAGCGTAGTACCGTTTTGGTACATCTACGTCTAGTAGCGCCTGGTATTTATATACTTCTAGCATTTTGTCTATATACGCTTCGTTTCTAAATTTAAATTCTATTATACATTTTTGATCGTTCAAGTCTAAGCCTATAGCGTCGTAGTGGCTGTAGTCTTCGCCAGTCCATTCTAAGCGCCAGTCGTCTAAATTAAGTAGAAACACTAGCTGCTGTTCTAGTTCGTGTATTTTATCTATACTATTTGCTGTGTGCATATTCTAGTATTTGTTTATATTCTGCTGGCGTTAAATTCATTTTCAAATTAAAGTCCTGTACTACGCCGTTATTAGTATTTGCTTTTACCATTTTAACGCCGTTTTCTAAATATGGCACTAAGTCTTTAACGCCTTTTAGCTTGTTTAAAGCCGTAGGACGCGTTCTAAGCGCGTTTCGTTCCATAAACCTGTCTACATACCGTATACCATTTTTGTCGTTGTTACGTAGCTTTAAAACGCTTAAAAAGTTTTCAGACCAGAATTGATCCTGTCTTAATTGTTTACAAACTTCATAAACTTTACGCAAGTCGTAACCGTCTATACGTTCTATTCTGTCAAGGCAAACTTTCCATTTTTCTATAGTGGCTGGCGTTTTTGGTCTGTACCTTTCAGGAAAAAGTTGTACGAAGTGTGCATAGGCTTTTTCGACATTTTCAGACTTCGTACTAGTATTTCTTTTTGTATATGTAGTAATATCTTTATTACTATATATACTAGTATTACTTTGTATCGGATTTTCAGGCGACGGTTTTTCAGGCGACGGTTTTTCAGTCGCTGGTGTATCTTTTAGTATGTAGTTATATGCTACTATCTTACCATTCTGGCGCAGTTGTTCACGTTGTAAATAACCAAAACGTTCTAGTTCAGCTATGGCGCTACGTACAGCGTCCCTACCATTTTTAAAGTGGTTTGTAATAAAATTTATAGTTATATCTTTGTCGCTTTTGTGGCTAAATAAATAGCAGTATAGCCCTGTAGCTTGCTGGCTTATACCTTCGTGTCTAAATATAGCGTTAGGTACTATAGTAAAGTGGTCGAATTTCGACGGCTTTATAATTCTGTTTAGTTTCATTTGTTACTGTTTCTGTTTCTAAGTTAGCACTTTATAAACGCCGTACCATAGCATTACTGTTATCGCGCCTAATAATAGCCAGGCTAAAGGTTTTGTATAGTTATTCATTTGTTAGCTGTTTTTATTTTTATTCTGTCAGTCCTTTGATCTGGTCGCAAAAGGTACGTAATTCGCCGAAGTGTCTTATAAAGTCGCTAAACTTTATTTTGTCGTCTTCGTATAGTTCCCATAGTACTTCTACCAATAAGTCGAATTCTATACGTGTCATTTTGCCGACGTATTCGTAGTTAAATTTAAACCCTTCTGGCGCTGTTTGCGTCCAGCGTACCTTTTGGTTTTCTTCGTCAAAGTATACAGCGTTGTAAATCATTTTTTAAAGTATTTGTCTATAGTTTGTTTACAGCCTTCAAAACTATTTAAACAGTGCGCGGACCAGCCATTTTTACCTAGTTCGTCTAGCCATTTTAGCTGTGCTTCTGTTGGTTTATTTCTACCAGCTTTTAGTTCTATTGCTAACCCTACAAAGTCGCCACTAGGGCAAAATACCATAACGTCTGGTATTCCAGCCTTACCGCCTAAATACTTAAATTTAAACCTTTCAAAAGGCGTCCGCTTACCTTCGTTTGGAATATGCGCCGCTAATACTTCTGGGTATTGCGCCGCTAAATACTGCATTACAGCATTTTGTAGCTTGTCTTCTGGACCTAAGTATTTGTGGTAGTGGTTTGGCATTGTGTTATATTACATTCTCGTACTTTAACAGACGGTATTTTATTACTTGGTAGTCTATTTGTAGTTTATTATATTTTTGTACTAGTTGTTCTAGCGTTAGTTCGTCTGTTTTTTCCTTATCTAAAGCTTCTGCTATTTCGTAAAGTTCGTAAAAATTTTCGTCAAGTTTGCTATTAAATTTTCGCATATATGGTAATTCAGCTAAAGCGTGCATTACTGTAGCGTGGTTTTTATCCAAACTTTTCGCTATTTTATTTAAGCTGTAGCGCCCTAAATTTCTACATAAATAATAGTATAAAGCCCTAGCTTCTATATAAATAGTTTGCCTACATTTTAAGCCTAAGTCTATACCGTAAAAGTCTTCTACTAGTTCTCTGTATTTTTGCATTTTCATTGTTATAAAATTTAAAAATTAACCTAAAACTATTATACCGTCGTCGTTTCTTTTACCGTCGTAGCCTAGTGCTACGTTAGTGTCTTGGTAATACTTCCAGTCTGCTATAGCTTTCTTATATTCCTGTCTACCTTTTTCTATAAGTTCGTCGCTAAGTACATAGTTTTCAACACTATACGGCGCATTGGTTTCTATTGCTATAAATACTAGTTTATTTACGTTTAACATATCCATATAAAAAGCCGCCTGTATGTGGTATTTATATTTATATACGTCGCTTAGAAACGCCCTAGGGCTGTTATCCTGGCACGTTTTTACATCACTAATAAACCCAGCTACTTTATTTACGCAGTCTGGACGTACGCGAACCTTTATACCTTCATATTCTAAATAGTGGCTTAGTTCCATTTCGCCTAGTACGTGGTCTTTAGCTTGCTGGTTTTTATCTAAATTTTCTAATATTGTAAGTATACGTTTATGATCGGCTTCGTCTAATACTTCTTTGCCTT